ATTAAGTCACAAGCGAAATCAGGATATAATGAAATCAATGAAATTAAATTGTATGAAGGAAGTTCCGTATTGTGGGGTGCAAACGCAAATACACCAACAGTTGGAGTTAAAAGTCAGATTAAGTCAACTCTAGTAGATGAGATGGGTAAGACCATTAAGTCTTTGAGAAATGGACACTTTACTGACGAAACATTCGAGCTGTTAGAACTTAAACTTAAACAATTACAACAATATCTATCTGAGATGGAAGATGAAGAATCAATCACACCTGAGCCAACCGCTGAAGAAGCATTGCCAACTGAGGAAGCTGATCCGATGATTTCTATCGAGCTAGAGGTAAACAAATATTTACAATCATTTAAAATTTTTAACTAATGGTAGAAGAAATTAAAAGTGCATTCGAAGGCATTAAATCCGAAGTAAACGGAGCAATCGAAAGTGCGAAGGCTGATAATGCTAGTGCATTAGAAAGCGTAAAGGCTGACTTAGAAGCTACTAAAGCTTCAATCTCAGTTGTAAAGGATGAAATTGAAAAAATGGAAGCAAAAAACAATCGTGTTAAAATGAATCAAACAGAAGTAAAAGGGTTTAATGCTACCCTTGCAGATGCTATCGAGAACAATTCTGATAGTTTAGCGAAATTAGCTCGTGGTGAACAAAAGCGTTCAAGCTTTATCTTGGATACAAAGGCAGTTGGTAATATGACAGAAGCGGTTAACCTTACAGGTGACATCACTCGTCAATATGCTAACCAAGTATATGGTTTACCTTCTCGTAAGGTGCATATGAGAAGCTTATTACCAATCGGTAGTTTGTCTCAAGGTTTATTTACTTTCCCTTACGAAAGTGGTGGAGAAGGTGCTCCAGCAACTCAAACTCAAGGTTCTGCTAAAGCACAAGTTGATTTTGACATTACAATGAAAGATGCAGCTGCTCAGTATATCGCTGGTTATGTTCGTATCTCTCGTCAAATGTTAGATGATATACCTGCTATGACTTCTTTCTTACAATCTCGTTTATTAGAGAAGTATTTAGTTGCTGAAGATGCTCAAATCTTAAGTGGTGATGGTACTGCTCCTAACTTACAAGGTATTTTACCAGTAGCTACAGCTGCAACAGGTGCTGCTACAGTAGACGTAGAGCAATTAGTACAAGCTATTGCTCAGTTAGAAACTTCTAACTACTCTGCTACAGGTATCTTAGTTAACCCAACTGATTGGGCTGCTATTATGAATACTAAGAATACTAACTCTGCTTATACTTTACCTGCTTCTACAGTTGTTACAACTGATGGTAGTGTATCTATCGCTGGTATCCCTCTTTACAAATCAACTGCAATCGCAGTAGATAAGTTTGTAGTAGGTGACTGGTCTATGGGTGCTCAAATTATGCAGAATCAAGGTATCTCAGTTCAGTTCTCTGAATTTGATGGTGATAACTTTACTAAGAATATGATTACTGTAAGAGTTGAGGCTCGTATCGCTTTACCTATTTATTACGCTGGTGCGTTTATTTATGGGGATTTTGGCAACGTCGCATAATCTTTAATTAGATTTACAATACAAGGGATAGCCTAAAAAGCTATCCCTTTTTGTTTACACTAAATTTTAGTTATTTTTGTAAAAATTAGCATAATGCAGATACTAAGAGATGTAACTACTACAGTAGCCCCTTCGGCAACAATAGTTACCCTACAGACAGCAAAGGATTATTTACGAGTAGATTATAGCGAGGATGATACTTTGATTACTAACCTTATAGAAACGGCTAGAATCAGATTAGAGCAGTATGCTGCGGTAGCTATGACGGCTAGAACTTTAAAAGTAGTAGCTTATGTAGATGAGTTTATAGAGCTTCCTTATGCTCCTATCAATAGTATTACATTAGTAGAATATTGGGATGGTGCTGCTTGGGTAGCAATGGTACTTGGAGATTATAGAGTTTTAGGTGATACTTATAAAAAGATTTATATGGTATCTCCACTTATGAGTGAGTTTAGATTTACTTATACTTGTGGCTACTCTACAACTCCTGAGTCTATGAAAACAGCTCTATTAAAGATGGTAGGTGATTTATATGAATACAGAGAATCAAGCGTTGAAAGCACTAAGCCTTCAGCCAATTTAACAACTGCTTACGAATTAATGAAACCTTACAAAAGGGTAAGTACCTTCTTATAATGATAGGAAAATTAAGAAATAGAATAACGTTTAACAGCAAAACAAGCGTATCTGATAGTGCTGGAGGGTTTGTGAACACTTTGGTATCATATTATGTTTGCTGGGCTGAATTGGTCTCTAATACGAACAGTAGGACTAATATAGCAGGTAAGGATAATATTAATGATGGAGCTACATTTAGGATTAGATATACAAGTGGAAAGACATTTACTAATGCTCTTGTAATTACTTGGAAATCAAATACTTATATGATTAATTCTATTATAAACGAAGGTGATTTAAACCAGTATTATTTAATCGGTTGTGCAACTCTTAAGTAATGAGCAGTTTTGATGTAACAATTTATGGTGGCAACGCCCTAGTAAAAAAGCTACAAAAAGCATCTATAACAATACAGACGGAAACTGTAAAGATTATAAATGAATCTGTTAAAGAAATAGCTACTGCTGCTAAGGTAAAAGCCCCTAAAGCAGAAAAAGATGGCGGTACTTTAAAAAACTCAATAGGATATACTATATACGCAGAAGGTGTAGGTGCAACAGTATTTGCTAGTGCTCGTTATGCAGCTTATGTAGAATTTGGTACAGGTAATTTTGGTTTTGGAATACCAGTTTATCCTAATTTAGATATGAATGAATTAGAAGCTTACGCTTTAACATTTAAGAAAAACAAAAACTTTATAGGTATGCCCTACAGACCTTTTATGTTTAATTCGTATAGCGAGGTTTTAGGCAAGATGGTTAACAAGATTAAGAAAATTAGGATATAAATATATTTCGTTAAATTTGTAAAAAATGAAGGACTGCGGATATACATTAAGGAAGGCTTATATAGATAAGCTTACAGCGGCTTCTTACTCATTGAGTGTTTATGATACCATAGCACCTGACACAGTAGAACCACCTTATTTGATTATCAGTAGTCAGACACAAGTAGAGAATAGTAATAAACAAAGCTTCGGTTTTGATGTTAGTATTCAATTTGACATAGTTTATAGAACCTTTAAAGCAGGTGAAGTAGGGCAGAAATCAGTAGATACATATACTAATGCATTTCTAGAAATTGTAGGAGTTAATCCTCCTAACTACCCAAGTACGGCACCTGATTTTAAAATAGTAACTAGAAGGGTTAGCTCTAATATTGCTACCTTTGACTATGTGAATGAAGCTTATGTTTTCAGAAGGGTGATAACAATGGATCATTTCGTGAATCAATTAACATAAAAGAAAAATAAAATAAAATGGCAGCAACAACAGGTGTATTTAACGGAACTCAATTAGTAGTTCTTATTGAGGGGCAAGTAATAGCTCATTCAACATCTTGCTCTTTAAGTATCAATATAGATACTCCAGATGCTTCAGATAAAGAAAGCGGTGGATGGGCAGCAGAAATTGGTGGGCAAAGGTCTTGGTCTTTAACAACTGATGGTTTAGCTACAATTGAACCAGCAGCTACAGCAACCTATGTTTCAACAGCAGAATTATCTGCTTATGCAATAGCTAGAACTGCAGTTACAGTTAAGTTTACTACAGTAGTAAGTGGGTCTACACTAAATACTGGTGATTACTATTGGTCAGGAAGTGCTTTTATTGAAAGTTTTGATGTAACTGCTGATATGGAGAATCCAGTTACTTACTCAGTATCTTTCAAAGGAACAGGTGCTTTGACCGTAGGAACCAACTCATAATAACCAACCAAAAATAAACCAAAATGAGAGGACAATTTGAATTAACTCTTTCCGATGGAAAGAAGATACCGATGCGTTTTTGTACTTGGAGTCTTAAAAGATTCTGTCAATTACAAGGCATAGGGCCTTCTGAAATAGGAGAGGCTTTAAGTGGACAAGCTTCTTTAGATGCTATAATAAACTTACTGAAGGCTGCTGCTGAATACCCATTATACTCACAAGGTATAACACCAAACTTTACTGAAATAGAAGTTTGTGATTGGGTAGATGATATGGGAGGAATGGGAAGTCAAAAATTCCAAGATGTAATGAAAGCACTAACAGAAAGTTTAAATAGTGGAATAGAAACTGCCCCAACAAAGTCAAGTAAAAAGGATGGAGTAAAAAAAAATTAGAGTGGATTGACATAGAGAAATATACAATGGGGGAGTGCAAAGTGCTTCCCCATTTGTTTTGGGAGATGACGATGGCTGAGTTAGATTTTGTTTGGTATGGTTATAGGCACGAGGAAGAGCAAAAATGGATTAGAACTAGGTGGCAGACAACAATGTTGATAAATATTCAACTACCAAAAGGGAAGAAGATTAAACCTAGTGAGCTTATTGAATTAGACTGCGATACTCGTAACTTTGTGAAGCCTAGAGTGATGGATGAAAATGAATTGAAGGCTGTGCTTAAAAAATATGGACATATATAAACTTATAAGATAATGGCAGAAGAGAATATAGTAATTAAGATTAAGGCAGACATTGGGATAACCAAGGAGGTAATTGAAACCATTACAAAAGCGTTGGAAGGCATGGGTAAAACTGCCACAATCGTAAGTGGTAATGTAAAAGTTACTAATAAGAATTTAGAAGATACAAATAAGATTTTAGGTCAAGTTGGACAAACTGCTGGTAAGACAAGCAAAACAATGGGAGGGGTTGGTGATGCAGTAAAAAAATCTAATCAACAATGGACAAACTTTGCCTTAATATTACAAGATTTACCTTATGGTTTTAGAGGTATTCAAAATAACTTACCTGCTGTAATAGGAGGTCTTGCTGGTATGACAGGCCCTATTTACCTTGCAACTTCAGCAATAATTGCATTTTTTACAGCTTATGACAATGGTGCTTTTGGTTCAACAAAAACTAATGAAGATTGGAAGAAATCAATTAAAGAAACTAATGATGAGCTTAAAAATAGTGTAAATTATACAACTGCTGAGATTTCTAACTTACAAGGATTGATTGCAGTTATGACTGATGTTAATTCAACAGAAGGCCAAAGAAAGAAAGCATTACAAGAAGTTAAAGAAGCAATTACAAAAGTAGATGAAGCAGAAGGCAAAAAAATAACAGGCCTATATTCTGCAATTACAGCAGTAAACCTATATACAGAAGCTATTCAGCAACAGCAAATGCAAGAGGTTATTGGTAAAAGAATTGCTGAAATTTCATTAGATCAAATTCAAAAAAGGAATAATCTAGCTTTAGAAACAAGAAAAGCAGAAAGAGGCATACATCCAATAGATGCTTTTATGGGTAATCAAGAGCTAACCAATTTACAAGCTGGTATAATTGCTAATGAAACTTTATTAAGACAATTAGAAGATTTACGTGTAGGTAATACAAAAGCATTACTATCAAATCCTTTTTCAAAATTTAATGCTAAAGGGCAAACAAGTGCTCAAGGTGCTTCTGAAGCTAAAAAGGAAGCAGACCTTAAAATAAAAGCTAATGAAGCTGAAACAAATGCCTATTTAAATAGTTTAGATGACAGAGCGAAAAAGGAATTTCAAGCTGGTTTAGATTTAGAAAAAGGATTAGAAACAATGAGAGCTGCTGGATTTTCTAATTCAGAAACATATTATGCTTCATATAGAGCAAATATGGATAGAATTGCTAAGGAATATGATGATAAAGAATATAAAAGAAATCAAGAAAGTATAAATGCTAATATAGCATTTGAAACTAAAATATACAAAGATTCAGAAAGAGCTTATGAAGCTATTCAAAAAAAGAAGACAGATTCTCAAGTTAAATATACAAAAGACAGAGTTGATTCATTAAATTTAGAATTAAAAACTGAATTAAAATTACATAGAAATAGTATCACTCTTATGCAAGAGGATATTAATATGAAGATTAAGCAATTAGAATTGCTTAAAGTATTTGCTTTTGGTAATGTAGAATCTATTGAGATTATAAATAAAGCTATTAATAATCAAAAAGCTCAATTAAAAGGGTATGGTGAAAGTTGGGATTCTACTTCGCAACAAATAAAAGGTATTATAGAAGGTGTATTAACAGATGTAATTACTCAGTTTGCAACAAATATTGGTCAGGCATTAGCTGGTGAAAAAGTAGATATATTTGGTGGTATTGGAGAAATGATAGCAGAAGGTGCTATAGCTATAGGTAAGGCTTTAATTGCATATGGTGTTGCATTAACAGCTTTTAAATTAGCTAAATTAAATCCAGCTTTAGCTATAGTCGCAGGAGCAGGATTGGTATTAGCAGGTAGTTTCTTAAAATCTAAATTATCATCGAAAGACAAAACAGCAGGTGCAACTCCATTTGCTAGTGGTGGTATTGTTAGTGGCCCTACAATGGGATTAATAGGAGAATATCCTGGTGCTAAATCAAACCCTGAGGTTGTTGCTCCATTAGATAAATTAAAAGATATGTTAGGCGGTAATGGTGGAGGAAGTTTTGTACTTCGTGGAAGTGATTTAGTATTAGCTTTGAATAGGTCAGAAACATCATTAAACTTAAGAAGAGGTTCATAATGGCATATTATAACAAATATAAATTTACGTTTGCTACAAGAGCTAATAATATTGCTTATTTGTATTTACAAGAAGATTTAGGCTCTGCACCAACAGTTATTGAATATCAAGGGGTAGATATAAATTTACAATATTTACCAACTTCAGACGATCCATATGAACCAATATTTGCTAGTCAGTTAGGTGTAACAATAGATGTTACTGATGATTTAGCTAATGTACCTGATTTTGTTAGCACTAATGATAGAAAGTACTATGCTAAATTATATTTAGGTAATGATTTAGAATGGACAGGATATACGCTAAATGATAATATACAAATATCATTTAGTACAGGTAGAAGGCAAATATCTTTTAACGCTGTTGATGGACTTGCTATGCTACAAGATATTCCTTTATATACAACAAATGTTAGCAATGTTACAAATAATGTAAGGTCACTTCTTACCTATATGTTAACATCTTTAAACTTATTAGGGTTCCCTACAAGTCTTAATTTAGTGACGATATGCTCTTATTATGCTACAGGGATGACAACTAGAGCATCAGGTAATCAATACGAGCCTTTTAATCAGACATACCTACCTATAAGAACATTTAAAAATCAAGATTATACATACGAATCTTGTTATGATGTTTTAAAAAAAATAATAAAGTCTTTTGGGTGTAGATTGTTTCAATCAGGTGGGAAGTGGTGGGTAGTAGCTGTGAATGAATTCGCTAATGAAAATAATTATTTTACTGAATATAATTCAGCTGGTAGCGTTGTATCAAGTGGTAGCAACTTAAATACTCTTAGTACTATTCAGCCTTATATAGGTAATACAAGCGATTTATATTTTATAAACAATAGTCAAATAAAATTAATGCTTAAAGGTGTTAATAAAATAAACTTAGTTCAAAATATAAACTATGATAAAAATTTAGTTGATAATGGGAATCTAATGGTGTACGTTGCTAGTCCATTAGCCTTTCAATCATATAATATATATAATACAGGTGCTGGTTCTACTTTTACTTATTTTGATTGGAGCACATCAAATGCCAAACTAGATTTTGTTACATTAGACATAACATATACATCAGGAGGTGGAAGTACTACAGTAGAGCTAGAAAATCTACCTAAGGTTTCTGCTTCTGTAGATTTAACATATTCAATGTTTTTTAAAAGTGCAAATAGCCCAATATCAAATGCGTTTGGTAGATTAAAAATAAAAGTAATAGGTACTTCATCTACATATTTCTTATTAAAAGACGGAAGTGGTAACGCTTATTGGAATACTGTTGATGATGGTAATGGTTATCTTATACCAGGATTTGCTTTAGGGAATGATGGAGCTGTATTTAATATAACACTACCTCCAACAAAAAATACTGGACAATTATATATTAGTTGGATAAATGATGGTTTAGCTACTTGTAGTATTACTAATTTTAACTTAACATCAAAATATATAGTAGAAAAACAAGAGTTTAGTGCATATGTAAATTCCTCAAATCAATATGCAAAAGAAATAGAGTTACCTTATGGCTATGTGCCTACATCAGAATTTCCTACAGCAGAGGGAGAGTTATTATCAAGCACTTCTGCGCCACTTCAAGGTTGGACTAGATATGGTATGGCTTCTACAGGTGGAAGTTTAAATGGATTAATATTGCAACAGTATATAAATTGCTTTGCTAAAAAAATTATTAATATAGATGGTTCTGTAAGTAGTTTTGTTACTACTAATGCTAATTATCCCTATGTTAATGCTTCTAAATTAATAAAGGCAACAGACACAGATCCATCACAAATAAGTGTAGCTAATAAGCCTTATATGATAGGTAACTGTACTATTGAATTTGTAAATGATAGTATATCTGCTACTTTATTAGAGATTTCTAATACAGAAATAGCAGCAACTCTCAAAAACTTTACTTATTATAAATTTACAAACGAATAAAATATGGCATCAGCAATAAACGGAACTAATATAGTTTTATATGAATATGATAGCAACGCTATCTACTACTTTAATGGAGGTACTGCACAAGGTACTTTTGATAGTATTGTATGTAAGGAATTAAGCAGAAGCCAGGTAGGTGGAACATCGGTTACATTTACTAAAACAGGAGCAGGAACAATAGCTTCGTTTATTACGGATGCTTTAGATCCTGGTGTAACTACGATACCAGCAGGAACTTGGACTTTTAGTGCTTATTATTCTATTCTAACTGCCTTTGCAGGTGCTCAGGTTCAGTATGAACTATATAAATATAATGGTAGTGTTGCTACCTTGTTGTTTACATCGTCAGCAACCACCTTAACAGCCCTAGCAACGACCTTATATTCTACGGCAATGACAGTTACTCAAACAACTATAAGTGCCACAGATAGGCTTCTAATTAAGGTTAATTACGCAGGTGTAACAACCAATCAAATTACTTTATTTACTCAAGCTACTAACCCAGCTCAAGTAACTACAACTATACCACTAGGAACCCCAATGGGAGCTTCTACAAGCTGTACGTTTGAATCATCTACCGAACAAGTAGAAGTAACCTCACAGACATCAGCTTTCTTCAGAGAGTTTAAAAATGACGTTACATCTTGGAGTGTTAATTGTGATGGTTTTGTAGCCTTAAGTGGTTACTCTTATCTTGCTTTAATGCAGAAACAATTAGATAGAGCTTCAATAGAGGTAAAGTTTTCTATAGACAATGACAACGCAGATGGTAGTGATACCTATGGTTATTCAGTAATAAGTGGAACGACTAATATTACATCTCTTAGTTTAAGTGCACCTGTAGAGGGTGCATCTACCTATTCTTTATCTTTGCAGGGGACTGGAGCATATTCAATATCAGGAACACAGGTTATAGACGGAGGATTGGTAATAACAACAGGAGGTGTAACTCTTATGAAACAATATGGTGCAGCAGGTGGAGAGAACTCTATTACTTGGACAGACACTATTGGAAAGACTTGTTTATATGTATCAAGAGGTGGTATAGATGTAAGAGAGATATATACAAGTGGAGTACCAGTAGACGACCAAATAGTATTTATAAGTGCAACAGGAGAAGTTAAGTTTGGTAGAGCATTAGAAGCAGATGAATTTATAAGAGCCCTTTTTCAATAGTAAATAATTAATAAGACTAGTTTAAAATATATATAGATGAGTAATCAATTACAAGTATCAGGAGCAGCAAAGATTAGGACAATACAAGGGCCAGTAGTAGCTAATAGTGGTGTAATAACTGCATTAGATGGAGATGCTTCTCAATATGTTAGAGGGGATGGTACTTTAGCTGATTTCCCTACATCAACAGGTGGAGGTAGTTCAGTTTCTTATTATCTTAACACAAGTATAAGTCAAGGTACAATAGGTGGGGTTGCATATAAACAATTAAGTAAAACTCCTATTGCTGGTGCTGGAACTGATGTTACTACTTCGGCTAATGGTTACATAGCAAGTTATATTACGGATGCTAATGACCCTGCTTTATTAGAAGTACCTGCTGGAAACTTTAATTGTGAGTTTTATTTTAGTGTGAACTCTAATGCTCACAATCCTTATGTTTATGCAGAAGTCTATAAGTATGACGGAACAACTTTTACCTTATTAGGTAGCAATGTATCTATACCACAATATTTAAGTAATGGAACTACATTAAGTCCTTATTACTTTGCAATAGCCGTTTCTACTTCTGTTTTAACTGTAACAGATAGAATAGCAATTAGAATCTATGTAAATGTAGATGGTAGAACTGTTACTTTACATACCGAGAATAATCATTTGTGTCAAGTAGTTACTACCTTTTCTAAAGGGTTGATTTCTTTAAATAACCTTACAAGACAAAATCAATTCTTTGGCACAGGAACAAGTGGTACGGACTTTGCAATATCTTCAAGCGTTGCTACTCATACTTTTAACTTGCCTGTGGCTTCGGCTTCAAATACTGGTAAGTTGAGTTCAACAGATTGGACAACATTCAATAATAAACAAAATCTTTTAACTAACCCAGTTACAGGAACAGGCTCTGATGGTAGAGTAGCATTTTGGACTGGTGCAAGTAGCATAAGTAGTGATGCTAATTTATATTATGATTATTCTACCGATAGATTAGGAATAGGAACTAATACTCCTAATGCAAGTTTAGGAATATTAAACTCTAGTTCAACAGGGATTCAAGTAAGAACATCAGATAGTGCAAACCAATATCAAGCTAATATCTTTTACGATGCCTCTTATGGTATGGTTTATGGGTATAATAGATTAGGCACAGGTACGGCTAGTAATTTAACTTTCTTTAATAACATAGGTGGTTTTATATCAATTCCTGAAAGTGCAACTAATAACATAGGTTTTAATACTTTAAATCCTCAGGGTTTAGCAAGTGCATCTGTGTATGACTTTACTTCTTTAAATACAAATGTAGAATTAAGACTACATAATTCATCAACAGGATATACTTCAACAGATGGTTCTTATATAAGAGTAACTTCTACTGCTTTAGTAATAGGTAATGATGAATCAAGTAAAAGTATTTTAATAAATAATGGTGGCAATGGTGTTGTTACTATTGATGGTACAAATAAAGTAGCATTAGGGAATATAGGTTCAATACCTATGACACAACAATTAACTGTTGTAGGTTCAATAGAAGCCTATGGTGGTTCTATCTATCAGACAGTAACATCTAGTATGTTAAAGGCTAATGCTTCAGGACAAATTATTGCTGCTATTGCAGGAACAGATTATTTAGCAGTAGGTAGTGCAGTTACAAGTGTAAGTGCTACAAGCCCTGTTTTATCAAGTGGTGGAACTACTCCTAATATTTCAATCCCTGCTGCAACTACTTCGGTTAGTGGTTATTTGACATCAACGGATTGGACAACTTTTAATAATAAGTTTACTTTACCTTCTTTAACTCAAGGTTCTATATTATTTAGTGATGGCACTACTATTGCTCAAAATAACAACAGGTTATATTGGAATAATTCAACTATGAGATTAGGTGTTGGTTCACAACCTGTGGCTCAATATGTAATGTATGTAAAAGCAAATATTGGAGAAAATGCAAATGCTTGGTTAGGTATTGATAACGACAATGCAACAGGTTCTACTGCGGTTAGATTAATATTAAATGGTAGCACAACAAGTGGATTTCAGTATGTGCAATCTACAAATATGACTCAAATCTTTGCTAATGCAGGAGACATACAATTAATCAATGGTAGTAGTCTTGGTTTAACAATAGCAAATACAACAGGCAATGGTACTTTTAGTAATAATGTTTATGCTTTAGGATTAGGAATAGGTACAACTACTTTAACAAGTGGTTGGCAAAGTGATACAAGAGGTAATGTTTTAATAAGTGGTAGTGATTCTGTTAGTGGTAGATTAAATGTTTATTATGGTGCTTTAGGTTCAAGTGCATCACAAAGATTTGATGTAGGAAGTTCTACTATTGATACTTACAATTTATATGTAAAGACATTAAGTGGAGGTGCGTTTACTGGAACTGTTACTGCTTATATAACAAATGCAGGTGCAGCTTCTTTTAATAGCACTTTAAATGTAGGCACTACGGCTTATGTAACTAATGATATTTTTATTGGAGATACAACAAGTGGTAGTGGTAGATTCTTTATTACAGATTCATCAAATCAAGGAATTACTTTAAGAAGGGCAGGTGCAGCAGATAGATTCAAGTTGTTTGTCGGCAATGGTACTACCTATACACAAGACAATGCAATTATCTTAGGTACGAATACCGATATTGATTTCTACACAGGTGCAAGTCCTGTTAAGAGATTAACGATAGCAAATGGTGGAGCAGCTACATTCTCTAGTGGTGTAACGGCAGCAGGATATTTAATAAGTGGTGATAATCAACTTAAATTAAATAGTATAGCATCCGTACAAGACCAACAAATATATTACCAAAATAATGGTACTACTAAATTCCAATTATTTTTAAATACTTCTACAAATAGTTTTGGTATTTATAATAATAATCTAGGTTCTAGTAGTTTTACTATTACAAGTGCAGGTCTTGTAGGTATAGGAACAATTAGTCCTAATAATGCATTACTTGATGTTTCTGCAGGAGGTTATCAACCATCAGATATAGTTGCTATAAATATTGGTGCAAACATTGGGGCAACGGGTACGAGAAGTTCCAACACAAGAAAAATAGGTAACATAACATGTCAGCATTATAATAATACAGATAAAATATCTTTATTAAGATGTGATAGTAATACATCAAGTACAGAATTAAAAATAGGAGGAACATCTGAATTAAAAGGTGCAACTACAATAGAGTTTGCTACTGCATCATCAACAACTGCCGAACCACTTGTTAGAATGACTATTACAAGTGGGGGATGGACTAAATTAAGCACAAATAATACTTTTAGAGATGCAACAAATGGTCACGAAGCATCAGATAATTCTACGGCTGATATAAACCATTTTACAGTATGGGCACAAAATTCATCTTGTCTTGGAGCATTGATAAGAATTGCAGGTTCTAGAAGTTCAACTAATAATACTTATAAATTTATAAATGCAAGTAATGGTAACGATACAGGTATATTTAATGTTTTAGATTCAGGTAACTGCCAAAATACAAATAATTCTTATGGTGCAACATCTGATGTAAAATTAAAACAAGATATAATTGATGCAAGTTCTCAATGGAATGATATAAAGGAAATAAGAGTACGCAAGTTTAGATATAAAAACCAAGTAGAAGTAGATGATAATGCACCTTATTTATTAGGTGTTATTGCACAAGAAATTGAAACTACATCTCCTAATCTTGTTGAAGAAGTAGCTGACAAAAATAAAGATGGAACTGAAAGCACAACTAAGTCTGTTAAGTATTCTGTTATCTATATGAAAGCAGTTAAGGCATTACAAGAGTCAATGGCAAGAATAGAAACTTTAGAATCAACTATAACATTGTTAAACGAAAGATTAAATAAACTAGAAAATAAATAATATGAAGATTATAAATCCTGTCAATATTTGGCAAAACGGAGAAAACCTTGAAGCAACTTTATTAAATGCTTCTAATGTACAAGACAACCTAGATACAAGTGCTACATTCCAATACTCACTATTGGATAGTAACCAAAATGCTTTATCTCAAGGTAGTTTAACTATGGGTGGTCAAGACTACCAAGACTATTCTACAAATACTTATGCGTGGGATTATATTGCAACTTGCTTAAATTTAACTATCATTGGCGATTATGTGCCTCCTGTGGTAGAGCCAATAGTTGTAGAGACTCCAATAGTAAGTGAAGAAATTATAACGGAATAATCTTATATTTGTACCAAATGAAACAAATAACCGAATACCCAAATTATAGCATTACTAAAGAAGGTGATGTTATAAATAACAAAACCAATAGGAAATTAAAGGCAGTTGTAAATGCATTTGGGTATTTTCAAGTTGATTTATGCAATAAAGGTAAAAATAAAGTATTGCGTGTTCATAGATTAATTGCTCAAGCATTTATACCTAATCCAGAAAACAAGCCACAAGTAAATCATATAAACGGAATTAAAACTGATAATACATTAGAAAATCTTGAATGGAATACTGCAAAAGAAAATATTAGACACGCTTTTAAAACAGGATTGAATAAAAAATATTATTTTGGGAAAGTTGTACTTGATATGCAAACGGGAATATTTTATAAAAATGCTAAAGAGGCTTCTCAAATATTAGGATATAAATATGCCACTTTAATACACTATTTAAATGGCACTAGCCCAAACAAAACATCATTAAATTACGCATAAAAAACAAAAACTATGATTCAGTTATCAGAAACGAACATCAAGGAATTAGAGGCTTTTTTATTGGAAATCCCAGCAAAATTTGCTAATCCAATTCTTCAATTTCTAGGCAAAATTTCACAAGAGCAAAATCCTCAAGCTCCTGAAGCAGAGGTAGTTGAAGGATAATGAAATTCCTTAAAAACAACATCTTGTTCATAGCCGTAATACTCCTTGTGTTATGGCTATATTTTTTACTAAAACCTACCTACTTACCTAGAATTGGTAAGCAGTTTGATACTTCTCAGTACAAAAAGATAGTAGAAATACACGATACTACGTACAAAACATTGTACGTTAATACGTACAAGAAGGGAAATGATATACCATTCTATATCATTGACTCTGTACAGATACCTGTACACGATACCTTATACGTATTAAACGACTATTATAAGGTCAAAGCCTATTCTGACACTATTAAAAAAGATTCTAATATCTTTGTAGTGAATGATACTATCAGCCAAAATAGAATCATTGCAAGGGGTTTTACAGCCAATTTAACCGAAAAAACCATAATTACGAGAGAATACTACGCTAAGAAACTGACTAATACCCTTTATTTGGGCATTAGAGGCTCATACAGCCCACTTAATGGCTTGGAAGTACTAAGTCCTTCCTTGATGCTAGGTGTCAAAAATAAGGCTCTAATAGGCTTTAGCGTAGATATTAATAAAAATTATAATATTGGCTACTCAGGTAGCTTGTATTTCAAAATCGGTAAAAAGTAATAAATGGCTGCCAAAAAAGAATCAGGTATAGGGTTAAATCCCTTGCCTATATCGTTTAAAGATTTCGCTAAAAATCCAGTCGTAGGAACCTTATTTGTCGTTTTAATCGGCATTTCCTATTTGTATATAGACATTAAAGGCACTTTTAAGGATCAAATACAGAGCCAAGAATACAGAATAACCAACCTAGAGCACAAGGATTCGCTAAAGACTCAAGCTTTAATTGAGTGTAAAACAGCCCTAAGTGCTACCTCTACTAAGCTAGAAACCCTAGAAGATATGGGAGCTATTAAAAAATCAGTCAAATAATAGCTATGAAATTAATAGTATTATCCCTAATATCAATATTTTCTTTAATAGGTTATGTCAATGTCGGAGCTGATACTGAATCTCCTATAAAAAAGGAAGACAAAGAGTTCCAACAATTAATGACTGACTTTAATAAGACACTAGAACATAATAAAAAGGTGCAAGTACAAGCTGATGATGCTAAAGAAAAGCTAATAGTAGCTACGACTAATAAGATAATTAAGTTATCTAATGAGAATAAAGAACTAAAAACTCAATTAAATGAAGCTAAAGCAATTTTGGATTCTATGTCTATCGATACTGGTAGTTCATTCAGCTTATTGCCAATACCCAAAGGTTAGGAAGATTAACCAGGACTCTGTTGTTATAATGACCTTAGAACAAGGCAAGGAGATAAACAATACTTTTTTACACCTTAACAACAAAATAGACTCACTTAAATACACACTATTTTATTACAATAAATTAAAGAATAAATATGATAGCTTATATCAAACAATATATCAAACAAAAGATAGCTTCTATAATTGGAAGTGGAAATATGAAGCAAATAGAAACACTTATTACGCAAGAGAAGCCGAAGTTCAAAAAGACAAAAAATACGACTTCGCACAAAAGGTAATTTTAATAGCAATAATAGTTTTACAATTTCAAAGTATAAAATAATGAGACAATTCTTTTGTGATGAATCAGGTCAATTAAGTATGAAGCGTATATGTGGTTTGTTATGTGTAGTAACGTTATGCGTTACTATGTACCATAATAGTTTTAGTGAAGAGCATATAGCCCCATCAGCAATTCTAGTAGAATCAGTAGCTTTGTTAGCGTTCGGATGTTTAGGTTTAACATCTGTAGAGAAAATATTTAAAAAATAGTTATGAAGTTATCAGCACATTTTGCGTTATCAGAATTTACTAGAAGTGAATCGGCTAAAAGAGAAGGCTTAGATAATACACCTACAGCAGAACATTTAGAAAACCTAAAGACACTTTGCGAAAAGGTACTTGAGCCGATTAGATTACGTTTCGGCTCAATCAATATTTCTAGTGGATACAGGGGAAAGATGCTCAACCATTTCATTGGAGGCTCGGTAAGTTCAGATCATTGCCTAGGCCGTGCGGCTGATATAGATATGGATGATAGTGGAACAGGAGTTACTAATACAGAGGTATTTAATTATATAAAAGACAATCTTGACTACGACCAGCTAATTTGGGAATTTGGTACTAAAGAGAAACCTGATTGGGTGCACGTAGGATATAGAGGTAAAGACAATAGAAAGCAAACCTTGAGAGCAACCAAGGTAAATGGCAAGAGCCATTACTCACCATACTAACCAAAACCAACCAATATGGCTAAAACCAAAAACGTGGGTATCATAGGTGATACGCACTTCCCCTTCTGCCATCCTAAGTACCTCGACTTTTGTTATGAGGTATTCAACAAGTTCCAATGTTCTGAAATTGTTCACATCGGTGATGAAGTAGATAACCACGCTATCTCATTCCACGAGACTAACCCTAATGGGGAATCAGCTTCTAAGGAGGCTATTATGGCTATGCAACAGCTTAACATTTGGTACAAGAGATTCCCTAATGTAAAAGTCTGTATAGGTAACCACTCAGCCCTACATAAAAGAAAGGCCATAGCGAACGGATTGCCTGAACGATTTATTAAATCTTATGAAGATGCTTGGGAAGCTCCTAAGGGCTGGAAATGGGCCTTAGAATGGGAAATAGATGGTGTTCTATATACCCACGGCACAGGATCATCAGGACAAGCTGGTGCCATCAATAGAGCAAGAGATGCTCGTCAATCAACAGTCATTGGTCACATACACTCCTTCGGTGGTGTGCTTTATAGTAGCTCAGATAAGGATATGATATTCGGTATGAATGTCGGTTGTGGTATAGATATTAACGCTTACGCAATGGAATATTCACGACCTTTCCCCAAACGACCAACATTAGGATGTGGGGTTGTTTTAGATAACGGAAGAATTGCTATATTCGTGCCTATGCCATTAGGTAGCAAGATAATAAGGCTACCTAGAAAGTAGACAATTAACAAACTCACTTTAGACAATTAACAAATAAGTGTGTATCATATTGATAATCAATAAGGTATGCACTTTTTATTTCTGTAATAATTAAAACGTAAATTTGTATGGGCGAACAACATCCTGATGAAGTAATTAAGGCTCTAAAATTAGAGCAGAAATTATTAGAAGATAGACTGAAAGATGTAGCAATGAAACTAAGATTAATCATCATTAAAGAGAGTGCAAGAGATGTTACTGCAAATCGAACAGCTTACGGAAGACGATAGCTATGATTTAGAAGAGTGTACCGAACAAAGTAACGCTTGGATTAACATTCATTTAGTTGAATCAGTAACAGAAGATGATGAAGATAAAGACAGATGCTATGTTTATATGCAATCCCAAGACTTCTTCTATATTAATGAGAGCTCAGACTCTTTTATCAAGAGATATCAAGAGGCCTTATTCGGAACCGTTATAACAAGGTTCTACGATAAAACAAATAGGAATACTTAAGAAGCTCTCTCATAGTTGGTGGTTTTTGGTTTCACCCTCAGGTAAAAACTGGGGGTGTTTTATTATAAAAAAGCCCCTCGTAGAAACGAGAGGCTTACCTTTATTTCAAAAAAACACACAAACTACTTTTTCTTAAACTCTTGCATTGCGTAAGTTAACATACCAACCAAGGTTAACACATATAAGCTTCTAGTAACCCAATGCCATTCAAGTGGATTAAACTCATTTACTATAAAAGCAAATGGTAAATAAACACCTGCAAACAAAACTAATAAATTAATTACAATTTCTTTGATATTTGTTTTCATAAGATTCAGTTTAGAAAGGAAGTGACGTCTTTGGCTTACCGTCAGCTACCCAAGTGTCTAGTTCGATGTAGAAACCTGCCTCACCTGGTTTAGCATCCTTTTTGTTTTTAATAAGAATGTTA